GACGCAGCTTCCTTTGCGGTTGTTCCGGTGATGCCCATTTCGGTCTGCACCACATGGATAGCATCCACGATATCTGCATAGCTGGAAATATCGTACTTGATACCGGAGATTTTCTCCGCGTCCTCAAGCAATCGCTGCATTTCTGCCTGCGTGCCGCCGTAACCGAGCTTGAGGTTGTCCAACATGGTATAGTTCTGCTTGGCAAAGCCCTGATAGGCGTTCTGTATGGACGCCATGTCAGTGCCCATCTTGTTGGCGTTGTCGGCCATGTCCACCATGGCCATGTTCGCCAGCTGCGCAGCGGCGTTGGTGTCCTTGCTCACGCTGGACAGCAGACTGGCGGCAAAGCTGGTGGTCTGCTCCATGTATTCGTTGGCGGACAGACCCACCGTGCGGTACGCCTGTGCAGCGTAGGCCTTGACCGTATCAGCGCTCTCTTTGAACAGGGTCTCCACGCCGCCGATAGACTGCTGCAATGCGCCGCCAAGGTTCAGGGAATCCGAGATCACCTTGCCGATGCCCGCAGCAGCAATCACCTTTTTCAGGGTGCCCACCAGCTTTGTGCCCAGCAGCGTACCGGCGCTTTCACCGGCAGAGGACGCCTCGCCGCCCATGATGTGGCTGATACTGCCCTGAATGCCCTCGGCAGAGGGCACGATCTGGACATAAGCCTTTGCCAGCTCAATGCCGTTTGCCATCTGGTTCACCTCCTTCTGCGGCGCGCATCGCCGCCTCAAATTCCTCGGGACTGTCAAAATATTGCACCGGGCTGTCCTCGGATTCCGCTTCTGTCCTGCCCAGCAGGGTGTTCAGGATGGATGTGGGCGGTTTCTCGTCCGCATTCGCAAGCCGTCCGATGCGCCAGCAGATGGCCTGCAGGGTGTCCAGTTCAGCCGCCTGCAGGGTCTGCGCAAGGGTCAGTTTCTGCCCATGCAGCACCATCATGCTGCGGCTGTCCGGCGGCAGACCGGCGGCCAGAGTGGCCGCCAGCCGCACCGGCAGGGCACGCCAGTTCAGCAGGTTGTAATACTGGACAAAATCGCAGATCAGTGCGTCCTCGTCCGTTGCGATCAGTTCGGCGAGGATGCAGAGTTTTTTCCGGCGTTGATGGACTGGAACAGCTCCATGATGGCGCTCTCAACGGCAGACGCGGGCACGCGGCCGTCCTCGGTGCGCAGATGGTCGTACAGGCGCTTTTTGCCGTCCTTGCCCAGCAGCTTCACGACCAGCCGGGACATGGCCAGCGGGTTGCCCTCGTCCAGATCGGACAGTGCGTCCAGCACCTCCATGTTGTCCAGCGTGCTCTCTTCCAGTTCAATGGAAAAGCCGGATTCGGTTTTTGCAGTGATCATGACGTTCCTCCTTACTTACCGGCGCTCTGCATATACTCGTAGTGGGTCTTGCCATCAGTGTCGGCGATCGCGGTGATGGTGGTCTGGTAACCAACGGCAGTGCCGTCTGCATAGGTGATATCACCCACAGAGGTTACAGTGCCGCAGGGGATGACCACGCGCTTTTTCACATTGTTCTTCAGCACCATCTCCACAACGTAGGCATAGAAGGGCAGATCGTCGGCGCTGGCCTTGACGGTAATGCCGGTCTCCAGCGTGCCGGTGACGTTGTCGGCGCCGTATACGGTCTTCAGCACCTCCACGCTCATAGCCTCGATCAGCGTGCACTGGAAGGTGTCCGGGCGCTCGGTCATCAGGCTCAGCACCGTGTCGCCGCCCCATGCGGCGGTATTTTCGTTAGAGGGGGAGTTGGAGTTGGTCAGACCGTCCTTGGAGATATAACCCAGAGACTTAAACTCCGGGTCCAGCTCGCTCTTGGCGTCCGTGGGCAGAGCCGTGCCCAGCGGCGCGCACCAGATAGCGCCGCCGACCTTGGGCTTTGCTGCGGTAACATTTTTTGCATTCATAGAAAATGCTCCTTTCGTCAGTAATGCACCACATCAAAAACTGCCTGATACCGGGGCAGCTTGCGGGTGGTGTCCGGGAAATTATAGTCGGTGTTCAGCGTGCAGGAGACGATCTCCGGCAGGGTGTCCGCGTCCAGCATGGTCTGCACCACGCGATGGCTCAGTTGCGCGGCAGCATAGTCGCTGCTGCCGTAGGACTGCACCGCCAGCGTGGCGGTAAAAATGCCGTCCTCGTAGCCGGAGCCGGTCTTTTCCAGCACACAAAAATTGCCGGAGGGTTTCTCCGGCACGGACAGATAACAGGGAAAAGCGTTTTCACGCAGATAGTTCTGGATGATTTCTTCGATCATATCACTTCAGCGCCTTCAGAATAGAGTTTGTGTCGGCGTTCTCCTTGCGGGCAGCGGGGCTTTCGGCGCTTACCTTGGCCACCACGCGGGTGCTGGCTTTGTAGTAGCTGGCCTTGTAGCCCTCGCCAAGGCGGTTCTTCGCCGCAAAGGCGATGCCGGTCAGGGCGTTCTCCATCTCCGTACTTTGCAGCAGCTGCCGCACGCCCTTGCGGTTCAGCTTGATGGTCACCTTACTCATAGCGCTCCACCTGCACTTTCTTGTTCCAGCGCAGCGGGATCATGGCCTCGATGCCCTGCACAGCCCCGCCGCAGGTGCGGAAGGTCTGCCCGAAAAAAGCCACCCGGACGTTGTCCCAGTTGTGGGTATCGCCCTTTGGGATTGCCAGCGTATAGGCGATGCGCCGCCCGGTCAGCTGCAATTCGGTGGTAATCTCCTCGGCAGTGGGCTGCCCCACCAGCACGTTGTGCACGGTGACGGGGGTTTCCTCGTAGACGGGGTCGTGGAAGCCGTCCTCGCCGGTCTGGGTCTTTTCATACAGGATGATGTCGATACCCTTCAGCATAAGTCCTCCAGCGGGCTGTGAGCGCCCAGCTTGCTGCCCACGCCCAGCAGCTTTTTTTCCAGCTTGGAAAGATACAACTCGCCGGTAGAGCCGCCGCTCATGGTCCAGCTCTGGGAGTATCCCAGCGCCGTGGCGGTGCCCTGCGTTGCACCCATGGGAAAGGTGACAGCATCCCCGCCGGTGTCCTCGCCCAGCTGACGGCGCACCATCCGGCAGGATACAAGCCGCTTGCGGTCGGCATCTGCATCGGCGTTGTAGATGTCGATGATAAGCGCCGCCTCGCTCAGCAGGGCAGTGCAGCGGCTGCGCTCCTCATCCGACAGGACGCGGAAGCCCGCCTCCACGTCCTGCAGTTCTGCGTAGCTCATGGCGTCACCTCATCAGGTGGCGGTCTCGGTGCGCTTGATGTACAGGGTCTGAGGCTTGGAGACCTTCAGGCCATACACCTTGCGGCCCTGCACAGCGGATGCGCCGATGTACTTGCCGGAGCCGGACAGATCCTGCAGGTGCACAGCAGTCTGCCACTCCATGACGCGGTGGCACCAGTTGGGGTGACCGGCGATAAACTCGGTGGTGGTCTTTTTGCTGCTGACGCGGGTGGTGGACTCGTAGTCCATGTTGTTGCTCTCGAACACGTTGAAGCCCGCGATGCGGCCAACAACGCCCTGCTGTACCATCTCCTGAGACAGGTCGCCCTGCTTGATGAAGTGCTCGTCCAGCATCAGCACCTCCAGATACTCCGGGGATGCAATGAGGAAGCGGCCCTCGTTGGGTACGCCCTTGCGGCCCAGCACCCGCTTGGCCTCCAGCGCCAGCTTGTAGGCGTTGGCCTCGGTGGCGGCGGTCTTGGTGGCGCTGATGGTGGCACCGGCTGCGCTCTCCAGCGTGTCGATGGACTTCTTGTCGATGGACAGCGCCAGAGAGTAACCGGCGCTGTCCAGACGCTCTGCCACGATGTCATCGGGCACGCTGTCGGCATCGTAGCCGTCGATCAGCTCATTGACCGCCTCGTCGTGGTCGATGTTCAGATCCAGATAGGTGGTGGTGCCCACGTCGGCAGCAACGCCGTTGGCCTTGTCGTACTCCTTGACGGCCACCTCGGTGTCGCGCACCGGGATCTTGACCTTGCCGGAGGTGGGATCGCCCTCGTAGCGGCTGTTGAAGATGAGATTGTCGCGGGTCACCAGTGTGTTACGCAGCTTTACGTCCACATAGGATGCCCAACGCTCCTGATTTGCATGTGCCATAAAAATACCTCGCTTTCTCCGTGCGGCTGCACGGGTCAGATTTTCAGATTCGGGTTCAGTTTGCTGAAGGCAGCCAGAACGCCGTCCGGCTGGCTGGGGTTATGGTTCGGAGCGCCGCCATCTTTAACATTAGGATACCCGGCAGGCTGGGTATCGCCGAACGCCCACGGGTTCGCCTTGACTGCATCCTCCAGCGCCTTGTTGATGTCGGTGGTGCGGTCTTTGGAGCCCTTCAGGGCGTCCAGATCCAGCAAAGCGCGCACAGCATCCACGCTGCGGCCCTTCTTGCCGAGGATGGCGGTGTTCAGGGCGTTGTCAAAGGCAAAGCCATCGGCCTGCGCCTGCATATCTGCCTTCAGCTTGGTCACCTGCGCCTGCAGCCCGGCAACGTCCACACCGTCAAAGGCCTTCAGGCCGTCCTGTGCGGTCTTGAGCTGCGCCTGTGCGCTGTTCAGCTGGGTCTGCAAGGCGGCGGCTGCGTTTTTCTCCCGGGTGATATCGCTGCCGTTCTCCTGCATGAGCCAGTTCAGCTGCTCCTCGGTAATGCCGGGGATCTTGTTCTTTACGTCTTCGCGTTTCATGGTGGAAACTCCTTTCTGTGGGTAAAACCTCGGTTTGGTGACGCAGTTCTCCGTCTGCGTCCGGTTGAGGGCAGGGTACGCACTGCCCGCTGCGATGGTGCCCGTTTCGTCCTCATGCGGGCAAAATGGGCATAAAAAAGCACGGTGCATGCTGCATCGTGCTTGATACGGGCTAAAACAGAGTGTTTTCGTCAGTGTCCTTTACGGTTTTACTTCCACGCTGGGCAGGATGTCCGTGTGGAAATAGAGTTTATAGTGGTACGGGTCGGTATGGGTGCCAGTAATGTCCTCTACCACATACATGGTGTAGCCGTTCAGGTAGATGTAATTCTTGCGGTAGGTGTCCGGGCCAATTTTTACCGTGCAGACCAACTCGTTGTTCGAGTTGTTGGAGATGGACATGTAGCCCTCGGCTTCCATGATGATCTTATCGGTGCGGGCGTTGTAGACGGTAATCTTGCGCTCGCTCTCAAAGTAATCGGCCTGTTTGGAGATGTTGGCATTGGCCTTGTCGGCCTCTGAACAGCCGCACAGCAGGATAGATGCGGCCAACGCGAGGGTGAGTAGAATCTTTTTCATGATGCTTTCCTTTCTGTTTTAGGGCAACAAAAAACCACGGTGCGGTTTGCATCGTGGTCAGAATATAAAGGTCATTCAATGCCGGGAGGGAGTTTCCCGATTCCTTTCAAAGCATTATATGCGGCGCGAGAGGCAAGCTGGGCAGGCGGTGCAGGGCTGTCCAGCATATCACACATCTCGTCGTATTTGTGGTCGATCGGATGTTCAAGAAGCCATTTCTGCATTTCGGCAATACGTTCCGGTGTAAGCCAACTACTCATAGAATTTCACTCCATTCTTTTGAAGTTCTCTGATGGCTTGCCAGACAAGTTTTTCAGCCTGTTCAAGAAGCTGCTCGTCGGGCAGTTCTGCACGAGGGATATTTTTCAGCCTGTCTATTTCAGCGCTCAACTGCCAAACAATACCGTTTGCCTCATTTGAATTGTACTCGGAACTTTTTTCAACTGCAAAAATATGGCCGTTATGCCCTATTGCAGTCATAAGCTTTAAGCTTTCGTTGTCCACGAAACTTAACAGATCACCGGGAGAGAAAACACCACACGCCGGGTGCGTATGTATGATGGCATAGGGCACATTAAAGTTGGGCAGTTTGACAGAGTGCCCCTCTGCGCTGCCGACGACATCCTGCGTCAACGGCTTCATGTTCAGGTCGAACGCCTTGCCGACTTCAACACCGGGCGGCTGTTTTGCCGCAGTCATGAGCAGTCGTTTGTGGGCGTTTTGAAGTTGTTGCTGCTTTGCACCGTCCAGAGTTTCGCAGTTGAACGACTTGACATTGCTGATTGACTGCATTGTAACAGGTTTTGGCTCCATGTTCAAGCTCGAATAAACAGAGAAGTTTTTCCTTGCCGCATACGCCGCCCGCTTCTGGGCGTTGATGGCATCCTTCCGGGCGGCGTAGTCGATGCGGCGCATGGCGTTCACATCGCTGCCGGCATCCCGGTACTGCTTGAGGTATTTCTCCGGGTCGTAGCCCGCAACGCTTGTGCCGGAATGGAACCGCACCGCAAACTCACAGTCGCAGTTGGAATGGATGTGCTCCGCGTGCCCATTCTTCAGCAGCTTTTGGCTGGCGGTCTGCCAGCCACGGGAGGCCAGCGTGATGCAGAAGGGGCAGGTGTCCCCGTGGGGCACCCATGCCCACTGTGCGCCGTCCCGCACCGCGTTGTGCAGGGTGGTGTCTGCTCCCGCCCGCTTGACCAGACGGCTCACGCCGCTGGGCAGGTTCTCGGGGTTCTGGTCCTTGGTGGCGTGCACCATGCGGGCAACCTCGCCATAGCTGGCAGTGGCGGCAGGCTCTGCTGCTGGCAGCAGCATCCCCTCGGCCTCGGCAAGTGCGTCATACATCTGGCAGGCAAGCTCTGCGCTTCCCTCGCCGTACCGGGTGATGACTGCGTAGGCGTAGGAGATCAGCTGCTCGGTGTTTTCGGTGCCGTGCAGCCGGATGTACTCCCGCATTTTCTGCCCGGCAGCCTCGTTCAGCCGGGAGAGCCGGGCAATGTAATTATTCCACGTCCGTGTCGTTATCTGCATCGTCCATCTCCATCAGCAGCGCCTGCCCGCGCGCCCGCTGCTCCTGCGCCCGGATGCGCCGGATGTCCGCCTGATCGAAGCCGATCATCTCCAGAAAGGTGTCGGTGCTGGCGAACTCCTGCCGGGCAGTTGCAATCTTGATAGCAGCATCTGCAGTCACCGCCACGCTGGGCATGGCGGGGTTTTTGAAGTGTGCCATCACGCCGCGCTCGTCCTCGGTCAGCTCGGTCAGAGAGACGTTCCGGGCAATGGCCTGCGCCATACAGGCGATGGTGTGCAGGGCATCGCCGTTGCCGGTGTTCAGCTGCTGCGCCATCAGCACCAGCGTCTGGCTCTGGGCAAGGATGGCATCGCTGCTGGTGGGGTTGGCATCGTTCACCACGCCCACATCGGTCACGGTCAGGCCGGTGGCTGCCGCAAACTGGGTGGCGGTCATCCGCATTTTCTCCACATGGGGCTGTAAGCTGCCCTGCGCCAGCTGCCCAAAGACCGGGTTTTCGCCGGTCTCCGGGTTGGAGGTGGCGGCGATGAGCGCGCCGACATACTGCTTGAATTTATCGGAGGTGATGGCATCGTACTGTTCATCCGTCACGCCGAGGATGTACTTCTGGGGCGTGGTGTCAAACTCCAGCGCGATGGTGGCGTTGGCCACGGTGCGTACATAGTCGTCGATAAGGGAACGGATGGCACGCTTCAGGCGGCTGCGGCCAAAGGGCTTGTTGCTGGTGGCGTTCCAGATCAGCGGCTCCATCAGCGGACGCCCCATCCGGTGGGGAATCCGCTGCGCCGTCCAGCTGCTGCCGCTAGAGTGCAGCACGATGACGGCGGTGTCGGTGTAGAAGTTGACCAGCGCAGGCCGCCAACTGTCTTTCTGGTGCTCGTCTTGTACCGTATCGATGATGGCAAGCCCGCAGTCGATGCGCCCTTTCTCGCCGCTCCAGAGCGCGGAAGCCGTGGCAGGGGAGTGGAAGCGGATGCGGCAGCCGATGTCCGCATCTGCGGACAGTGTGGCGAACACGCAGCCGTACTTCAGCTGATCCCGGCAGGCCTTGGCATAGGCGGCGATTAGACGGTTATCTGCCACCAGCTTTTGCAGCCCGTCCAGCGCGCCGCCGTTGCTCACAAAACCATCGAACATACTGCGGGATGCCAGCGCGTCCACCGCTTTCTGCCCCCAGTTGCAGCCCACCTCCAGCTTGTTCAGCCCCTTGGGCAGCGCAATGCCAAGGTTCACATCCTGCAAGGTGACGTGCCCCTCGTAATACTTGTCCTTGGTGGCGTTGCGGCTCTGGTGGTAATTGTAGGCTTCGGTCAGCTCGGTCAGCTGCCGCTGTTCCTCCCCGGTCAAGCCCGGCACAGTGCCAAAAGAAAAGGTGGTGGTCATGGTGCTCCTTTCACCCGATGCGCATCTTGCGGGTCGGGTCGCGTTTACAGGTCTTTACGCCCCACAGCGCCAGCGCACAGGCTTCTACCGGCAGGCTGTTGTCTCCGCCAAAGCCGTACCCGCCGCCGATGGGGCGCTTGATGGCGGTGCGGGCGCTCTCGTCCAGCACGGTTTGCGGCTGATACCAGGTCAGTCCGTGCTCGCTGATGCTGTTGGTAAAGCCGCCCACGGCGGCGATCACGTCCTTGGGGCCGGGACGGATCCCGGCGTTTTTTGCCCGCCACACCTCTTTGATGCGGTCTGCCAGCACGTCCACGCCGTTGCGTCCGTCAATGACCACACAGCTGGCCTTGTCGTACCGCTGGTTCAGCCAGTCCGCCAGCCATGCAAGCCCCTGCCCGGTGGGGCGCAGGTCGATCAGAGAAACACGGGCGGGGCCGTCCTTTGGCAGCACCGCGCCGCACAGACAGACCGCGCTGCCGTCCGGTGCAAACTTGATGCCGTAGGCGGTCTTACCCTCGGGCTTTTGCTCCTCGCTGGCGCAGGCTGCCCACGCGGCGGGGTCGATGGCAAGATCCAGCTGCTGGGTGGCCTCCGGGCTCCACCAGCCCAGACGCTCCCGGGCAAAGGTGTCCGGGTCCAACTGCTCGGCCTCGCCCTCAATGGTGGATAGCTGAATGCGCCGCCCCAGCGCGGGGTTAGTGGCTGCCCAGCGTGCCGGATCCTTCACGTCCCCGATCTTGTCCACCGAGAACTCAAACCATGCGGCCTTTTTGGCATCGCCGTCCAGCGCGCGGCGGCGCAGCGACCGGAACACGGTGCCCACGGCATCCGGTCCCGGTGGCGTGCCCACATAGATGGTCTGCGGGTTCAGGCTGGCAGAGATGGCGGGCAGGAAAGAGCCCTGCGCGGTCTCGTCCAGCTCCTGCGCCTCGTCAAAGATCAGCAGGTCGCCGTGCTGGCCGCGTCCGCCGTTGCGGGTGCGTGCCAGAAATTTGATGCGGGCACCGCTTTTCAGGATGATCTGCTCCCGTCCGAGGGCGGTGCGGATCTCCTCCACATACCGCCGCATCCGCGCACCCTCAAAGAAGGCGCGCATCTCCTCAAAGGTCTCGGTGGCGGTCTTTTGCAGGTGGGCGGTGTAGATGACCGTTTCGTTGAACAGCAGCATCCCGGCCTCGGCGCGTCCCTGCACCAGCAGGCTCTTGCCGTTCTGCCGGGGCACGCTGCCGCCCGCTGTGGGCGCTGCCCACTTGCCGGAAGGGGCGCGCCCCATCCAGTCCTCCAGCACGTCGCTCTGCCACGGGTCCGGGATGGTGCCGCCTGCCCGCAGGATGCGCACGGCATCGCCGCCGTCAGTGCTCCGGTACGCCGGAGCGATGCGTGCGGACGGCTCCTGGCTTCCCATCCTGCTGCCGCTGCGCGAGGATCGCGCCGACTTCGTCGTCATCGCTGGGTGCTCCCTCCATTTCCTCGATCTCCCGGATGGTGTCCCGGTACTGCTTGGCCAGCTGGGGCAAAAGCCGGGCGTCCTTGCAGCTGTCGATATTCTTGGCCAGCACCAGCGCCAGCCGCTTGAGCTGCTCCAGACGGCTGCCGCTGGAGGTGATGCTTTTCATGGTCGCCATGTCTGGATGCCCCCTTGGAAATTTTCCTGTGTGTAAATCGGCGCTGGACAGCGCGGAGTCGCCGAGGGCGGCGGGAGGGGGACCCTCCCCACCCTACCACTCGCCGTCGCTGACCTGCGGAATGCGGCTCGGTTTTGCCCCTTTTTTGCCGGTTTTCGGGCTGTTTTGCACGGTTTTGTTGCCTTTTTGCGCATTGCAGAAATAATGCGCCGCTTGCAGGTTCGTCCAGTCCTCTGCCGCTGCCCGCGCCGAAGGATACCCGAACTGCCGCCATTTAGATACAGGCCGGATCTCGTCTACCACAAAGGAGAGCGGGTGCTGCGCATCTGAAGGCTCATCGTAATGAATAGGACCGAAACGCCCGTGACAGATGCCGCATTCGCAGCCCATTGCCCGCAGCCGCTCCCGATGCTTGCGCCGCAGGTTGCCGTTGGCATAGCGCGGGTTCGTCATGGTGCAGGCCTCCTTTGGCAGCGTTGTGGTTATAGCGTGCAGACCCCTCACAGTCCGCTGTACCGCAGACAGCTCCGGGGTATTTGCCGGGGGCGGTACTTGCGGGAGGAGTAGGGTATAAAAAGACCCCGGGGTGTTTTGCAAGCCCCGGGGGTATAAAATAAGCCGTCAGCTGGATTCGAACCAGCACCACAAGAGTTTCAATCAGTCCGGGGACAGGCCGGACAGGGCCGCTCTTGCGTATCGTCAATGTGACCCGCCTTAAATGGGCGGCGCTCTGCTTGAGCTACAACGGCATAGGATGGAGTGCGCAGCTGCCAGCAGTGGCAGCTTACTGGGTAGGATGGTGACAAAGGAACCCGCTTGGCAATACGCTGCCACGCACTCCGGGATGATGCTGCAATGACTCCCATGTATACCCAGTGACCCCGCCGGGGTGTTGTCCTCAACAGCGCCACGGATACCAAAACATAAATTGCCCAGCTGGTACATTCAGGCTGTTGGTCGGTAAGGTGTTTCCCTGTCGCAGCCGGGCAATACAAAAGCCGCAGGGTGTTGGATGTTGTCCAGCTCCTTGCGGCTTTCGCAGTTTAATATTATCAGTTGGTTAAGGTGCATTCAAGTTCTGATTAGTCCAATTTTGCGGCTTTCGCAGTCTAATAATATCACAGGTCAAACAGTGCAAAACAGTGCGTCTTTCATCAAAAACAGTGCAAAACAGTGCGCTTTGCTTCAAAAACAGTGCGTTTACTTACACTCCGGGATGTCGAGAGCCTTCACGGCACGCTTGTGCCGCCGGTATACGCGGCTCACGTCCATGCCCATCTTGATGGCGATCTGCTCCCACTTCTTGCCGCCGATGTAACGCAGGTACAGGATCTCGTAATCCTGTATGTCTGCGGTCTGGTTCATAACGCTCAGGATCTCCTTGCAAATCATCTGGCACTCCATCACCTGCGCGTTGGCTGCCTGCATTGCATCCGCGATGCGCTCCAC